ACACTACCGGCGGCGATATCTATTGTGCCTCGGCATCCAAGATGTTTAAGGTGCCGGTAGTAAAGAATGGAGTGAACGGCCATCTGCGGCAAAAAGGGAAAATAAGCGAGCTTGCACTAGGTTATGGCGGCTCAATAGGCGCCCTCAAGGCCATGGGTGCACTGGAAATGGGGTTAACAGAAGAAGAACTACAGCCCCTAGTTACAACATGGAGGGCCGCTAACCTCAACATCGTCCGCTTTTGGTGGGATGTTGACCGGGCTGCTATGAGGGCGGTTAGGGAACGTACTCCAACAGAAATCCAGGGCATCCGTTTTTACTATCAAAGCGGGATGCTCTTTATAACCCTACCTTCCAGAAGGCGTCTTGTATATGTAAAACCCCGCATAGGCACCAATCGTTTTGGCTCAGACTGCGTGACCTACGAAGGCACTGGTGTGGCCAGAAGGTGGGAACGAGTGGAATCCTACGGGCCGAAATTTGTAGAAAACGTCGTTCAGGCCATCAGTAGGGATCTTTTGAGCCATGCCATGAAAAATCTTAAGCATCTCCCCATTGTGATGCACATTCACGACGAGATCGTCATTGAAGCCCCAAGGGAAGTGTCAACTGAGGAAATATGCCAAGTGATGAGTGAGACCCCACCTTGGGCCAAGGAGCTACTACTTAGGGCAGAAGGTTTTGAATGTGATTTTTACCAAAAAGATTGATCGCCCTAAAAGGGGTGGCCAGTAGATGGACAGCAAAATCAATCCTGATCACTACAAAATAGGCGGCATTGAGACCATTGATTACATCGAGGCTAAGTTAACGAAGGAGCAGTTTAAAGGCTACCTTGCGGGCAATGTCATTAAATATATTTCCCGCTTTGAACATAAAAACGGCCTGGAAGATCTTAAAAAGGCCGGCTGGTATTTAAATCGATTAATAGAAAGATACTCAAAATCTTTATAAGTGTCCTGTGTATGTTAGAGGGTGGGTTTAAAACCACCACTCTAACTACGATGGGAGGGAAGCAAATGAAGGAGTTAATTCCGGCGGATAAATACGGCGTCTTTGCCGATACCCGGGACATCGCTAGGGTAAACAGTCTTTATGTAGCCCAGTTTTTTGAAAAGGAGCATAAGAATGTCCTTCGTGACATTGAAAAAATCACTGGGCCCAATTCTGGGTTAAGCGACGAATTCGCACGGCTCAATTTTGAGCTGTCCTCTTACCGCAACTTACAGAACAAAAAACTACCTTGCTACATGATGACAAGGGACGGATTCACCATATTGGTCATGGGCTACACGGGCAAAAAGGCCATGAAGTTTAAGGAACTATACATTAGGCGTTTTAATGAGATGGAACAGTTTATTAAAACCCTGGTTACCACCCGTAAGGAGTTCCCTCTGCTGACAGAAAACATCAAATTGCTTCATGAAAATCCTCGGCCACACCATTTCAGTAACGAGTGCGACATGCTAAACCGAATTGTTACCGGGATGTCAGCCAGGGAGATAAGGCGTCTTCATGGTCTAGAAAAGGGTAAAAGTATCCGTCCATATCTTACCGACGAGCAAATTGAAATGCTGGAAACGCTGCAAAAGGTTGATATCGGCCTTCTCCTTGCGGTTCCGGATTACCAGCAGCGGAAGCGTTACTTGGAATGGTATAAAACAAAGCTCATGGAAAAATCGGCGTAAAGGTAGGGGACAAGATATGAATATCAACAAATTCAATAATGAAGGTTATTCAGACCCCACTCCTTATGAAGCGATGAAATCCATAGAAAATTATTTCAAAGCCTACCGCCCCTTAGTTTACATCGCATCGCCCTTTACCGGCGACATAGAAAGAAACATAAGAAAGGCCCAAGGTTATTGCCGGCTGGCTGTAAGTAAAGGCTACATTCCCTTGGCACCACATCTTCTTTACCCGCAATTTATGGAGGATAAAGATTGGCAGCAAAGGGAGTTAGGTCTTCGCTTCGCCCTCATTTTGCTAAATAAATGTGACGAGCTATGGGTCTTTGGTGATTGCATCAGTCAAGGCATGGCCGGGGAAATTGCCCAGGCGAAAAGGCGGAATATGCCCATTAGATATTTTAACAGCAGATGTGAGGAGGTTTTAAGATGATCAAGTTTACGCTCTACAGGGCTAACTGTTCAGGAAACCTCCAAAACTGCTTTTATCCCAAAGAAGTAGTGGTCCAGGATCAGGATTCCTTTCTGGAGGTCATCACATTTGACCACGTTAGTGCCGAATACAAGGACAACTACAGAAGCAACACCAACTTCCTAAAGGCCGATAACATTGTCCTTGACTGTGACAATGATCATTCAGACGATCCAAAAGACTGGGTGACTGCTGCAGATGTGGCCCTGGCCTTTCCCGGGGTCTCTTATGCGGTGTCCTACAGCAGAAACCACCTAAAGGAAAAGGCCAATAAATCACCCCGGCCCAGATTCCATGTTTATTTTCCCACTCCGGTAATTACTGATCAGGCAGAATACACTGATCTTAAGCGGGAAGTGGCGGCCACTTTTCCCTTCTTTGATAGTAATGCCCTTGATAGCGCCCGGTTTATCTTTGGCACTGGTGAGGGAAAAGTGGAGTTGTCACCGGGGCAAATGGATATAGCGGAGTTTTTGGATGAGAGCAGCTTTTGCCAGTGGGATGAGGGCCAGGAAGAAATACCCCAGGGGAAGCGCAATAGCACCATGAGCCACTATGCCGGAAGGCTAATCAAACGCTTTGGCAATACGGAAGAAGCCCATTTTAAGTTTTTAAGCTTGGCGGAAAAATGTAAGCCACCCCTTGAAGACAGCGAGTTAAATACTATCTGGACCAGCGCCATCAGCTTCGGGAAAAAGTTGGCGGCCCAAGCGGGATATATCCCCCCGGAGGTCTATAACTCCGGCAGCAATCTTAGGCCCAAAGACTTTTCCGATGTGGGACAGGCCCTTGTTTTGGCTAGGGAATATAAAGATAGGCTCAGGTATTCTCCGGCCACAGACTTCATCGTCTACAACGACAGCTTTTGGGAGGAATCAAAACCCAAAGCCCAAGCCGTCTCCCAGGAGCTGACCAGCAGGCAATTGATGGAAGCCCGGGGTGAAATGAAAAAGGCCATGGATGAAATGATAAAAAACGGGGCGGCGGATCTATTGGCCAGCATGGGGAGTAAAAAAGCAGGGGGCAGTTTTAATGAAGAACAGGCCCGTGTTTTTGCTAGGTACGAAGCCGCTGCCGCTTACCGGAAATATGCCATCAAACGTAGAGATTCCAGGTTTATAGCGGCATCGCTAAAAGAGGCCCGGCCCATGCTGGAAATAAGGCAGAGCGATCTTGATACCGATGAATTTTTATTAAACACCCCCACCGCCACCTATGATTTAAGGTCTGGGACAAAAATGGAGCACAAGCCTGAACATTTCATCACCAAAGAAACAGCGGTGGAGCCGGGAACTGACGGCATGGATGAATGGCTGGATGCGCTAGACACCTTTTTCTTAAAGGACAAATCTTTGATTGACTATGTGCAGAAGGTGGTGGGCTTAGCGGCCATCGGTAAGGTTTACGTGGAGGCCCTAATCATCGCTTACGGTGAAGGCAGAAACGGTAAATCTACCTTTTGGAATGCCGTCTCAAGAACGCTTGGTAGCTACAGCGGTAATATCTCGGCTGACATTTTAACCGTAGGCTGCCGCAGGAATGTGAAGCCGGAACTTGCCGAAGCCAAAGGAAAAAGACTGCTCTTGGCGGCGGAGATGGAGGAAGGTATGCGCCTTAGCACCTCCAATGTTAAGCAGCTTTGTTCTACCGATGAAATTTATGCGGAAAAGAAATATAAGGATCCTTTTAGCTATATCCCCAGCCACACTCTGGTCTTATATACCAATCACCTGCCAAAGGTAGGAGCCCTGGACACCGGTACCTGGAGGCGGCTGATCGTCATTCCTTTTGCCGCCAAGATTGAAGGCCATGATGATATTAAAAACTATGGCGATTATCTCTTTACCCAGGCCGGTGGAGCCATCCTTAGCTGGATAATTGCGGGTGCGAAAAAGGTAATAAAAGATGATTACCAGATAAGACTCCCCGAAAAAGTGCGGGATGCAGTTTCAGCCTATAAAGAAAATAATGATTGGCTGGCCCATTTCCTTGAGGAATGTTGCGAGCTAGACAAAATCTTTACGGAAAAGTCGGGTGAGCTTTATAGCGAGTACCGGGCCTTCTGTATGAGGACAGGTGAATACACCAGGAGCACTACTGATTTTTACACGGCCCTTGATATAGCGGGGTTTATAAGACACAGAAAAAAGACTGGAGTGATCGTGAGGGGCTTAAAGCTAAAATCGGATTTCCTGGATTAGGTCATTTTCTTTTTGGGTGTAGGTAGGAGTAGGTCATATTATAAAGTTTTCTTAAGGGCTTAAAAAAAGACTATATATAAAAAGTTATATATATGACCATCACGACCATCACCCCTGCCTAATCCCTGACGCCAAGGAGGTAAGGCATGGGCGAAAAACATATTGAGCAAAAGCTGGTCAAAGCAGTAAAAGCAGCGGGGGGCATGGCACCAAAGTTTATCAGTCCGGGCCTTGCCGGTATGCCTGATCGCCTGGTGTTACTGCCAAAAGGCAAGATGGCTTTTGTTGAAGTTAAAAGCCCCGGGATGAAGCCTCGTCCTTTACAAATAAAAAGACACCGAATGTTACGGCACCTAGGTTTTAAGGTTTATGTGCTAGATGATGCAACTGAGATAAAAAAGGTACTTGCGGAGGTGATGTCAGATGGAGTTCATACCACATAAATATCAGCAGTATGCCACTAACTATATTCTTGAAAATCCGGTGGCGGTGATATTTTTGGATATGGGCTTAGGTTAGCAAAACTGTTATCACCCTCACGGCCATATTTGATTTGACCTTGGATAGTTTTACAGTTCGTAAAGTTCTGGTGGTGGCACCTTTAAGGGTGGCCAGAGACACGTGGCCGGCCGAAATTGAGAAATGGGATCATCTAAAAGGTCTTACATATTCGGTTGCCACCGGTAGTGAAAAGGAGCGTAAAGCGGCACTTATGCAAAAGGCAGATATCTACATCATTAACCGGGAAAACGTGGACTGGTTAGTTAATAGAAGCGGCCTTCCTTTTGATTACGACATGATGGTCGTTGACGAGCTAAGTTCCTTTAAGTCACATCGGGCGAAACGCTTTAAAAGCCTGATGAAGGTGCGGCCCAAGGTAAAAAGGATTGTGGGCCTCACCGGCACACCATCAGCCAACGGCCTAATGGACTTGTGGGCAGAGTTTCGTCTTTTGGATATGGGCCACAGGCTGGGCCGCTTTATTGGCCGGTATAGGGAGGACTACTTTGTGCCGGATAAACGCAATCAGCAGATTGTGTTCAGCTACAAACCAAAGCCCGGGGCAGAGCAGGCAATTTACAAGCGCATCGCAGATATCACCATCAGCATGAAGAACACAGACTATCTGAAGCTACCGGAACTGGTGATGAACGAAGTGGCCGTTAAACTGTCGGACAAAGAGGCGGATTACTACCGGACTTTGCAACAAGAGTTGGTGCTATCGCTTAAGGGTAAGGAGATTGATGCCGTAAATGCCGCTGCCCTGTCCAGTAAACTGCTTCAGATGGCCAATGGGGCTGTATATGACGAAGATGGCAGTGTAGTGGAGATACATGACCGCAAGCTTGATGCCTTAGAGGATCTAATCGAGGCGACTAATGGCAAACCGGTCTTAATCGCTTACTGGTTTAAGCATGATCTGGGGCGGATATTAGAGAGATTCCCCGCAGAAAAACTTGAAAGCACAAGCTCCATTAAGCGGTGGAACCAAGGGGAGATCCCGGTAGCAGCCATCCATCCAGCCTCTGCAGGCCATGGTTTGAATTTGCAAGCTGGTGGCTGCACCTTAATCTGGTTTGGCCTTACCTGGAGTCTGGAACTTTACCAGCAAACTAACGCCCGGCTCTGGCGGCAGGGCCAAAAAAACACGGTTGTCATTCACCACATTATCACCCAAAACACCATTGATGAAGATGTCAGGGAGGCTTTAAAGAGAAAAGATAAAACCCAAACTGCACTTATTAAGGCGGTAAAAGCGAGAATCTATCAGGAGGTGAAGTAACTATGGAAGACTGCTTTGCTTACAGAGGAAATAGCTGCACAGCCTTGAAGGTTAAAAAGTGTGAAGGCTGCAGTTTCTATAAAACTAAAAAGCAATACGAGCTGGATCAACTAAAAGCAATGGAACGAATCCTCTCCCTTGATGCCAAGCGAAGGGAGTATATCATAAACACCTATTACAACGGCAAACTGGAGGTGGGAACCTTTGAGGGTTAAAGAATATTTATCCCAAGCCCTATGGCTGGATAAAAGAATCAATAGCAAGCTGGAACAACTGGAAGTGCTGAGGGCACTGGCCACAAAGGTATCGGCTAACTTAAGAGAAGAAAAGGTGTCCGGGGGTAATAATACCAAGAGCCACCTGGAGAACACAGTGGTCAAGATCGTGGATTTAGAAAAAGAGATCAATGAGGATATTGATCGGTTGGTGGGGATTAAAACAGAAATTATGAATACCATCGGCCAAGTGGATGATCCTATTAGTCAGCTACTATTAGAAATGAGATATGTTAACGGCAAATCGTGGGATGCTGTGGCCAGGGAATTAAGATTCGACAGAAGTTGGATTTCCCGTCTACATGGTAACGCCTTAAAAGAAATTGAGGGTAGGGTGAAATACGCATCAAAAAGCAACAAAAAGCAATAAAAGCAACAAGAAGCAACAGCCGACCTGTGCTATACTATAAGATGTAAAGGCATGGAAAAATATCAGGAACACCAGATGCTGTTTGCATAGGCCTTAGGGATAGATCGACCACGACTCCCGGGAAACGCAGCATTCTTGATAACAAGCCCTTGGGGATTAACCCCCCCCGGGGCTTTTTCTATGCCTGAAAACGGGGGGAGTCGTATGAAATGCATATCTTGCCGCTTTGCCATTGTAGATAAAAAGGCCAGTGACAGGGATTGGATAGCTTACCAGTGCGGCAATCCCAAGAGTGAATACTACAGAGCTTTAATCAATACATCCCCCGAGGGGAAGAAGCATCAGCGGATCTCCTGGTCCGGCTGTGAACATGGCGAAAGGAAGGTGAAGATGGGTGCCAAGAAAACCCTTAAAACCCTGTCGCCATCCCGGCTGCCCGGAGCTAACGGAGGACAGGTTTTGTCCCGAACACATGAAAGAATGCAACCGGCACTACAACCGGGAAGAAAGGCCCGAGTATTCCAAAAGACTTTATAAAACCGCTCGCTGGCGTAGGCTCAGGAAACGGGTGCTATCAAGAAACCCCCTTTGTGTAGAGTGTGAGCGTCAAGGAAGGATTACCCCGGCAACAGTGGTGGATCACATCATCCCCCACAAAGGGAATCTGGAACTATTCTGGGATGAGGATAACTTGCAGGCCCTTTGCAAACCCTGCCATGACCGCAAGACTGCCAAGGAAGGGCGCTGGGGAGAAAAAGGCAAGGTTTACACTTACTGACCCGGGGGTAGGGGGGTATCAATCTCTACACCTTTTGGCCCAAGGTGCGGCGGCGGGGCTTCGCGCAAGAATTCGCAGAATTCAAGGGTGGGGGTCAAGGGCTTAAATAGCCATGTTTTATGGAACGCCGCCCCAAAAATAAAGCCAAGCAAAAGGAGGTGGCCATTTTGGAGATCAAGCGCATCCCTTTGGATGAAATTAACCCGGCAAAATATAACCCCCGCAAAGATTTAAAACCGGGGGATCCGGAATATGAGAAGCTTAAAAAATCCATGGATGAATTTGATCTGGTGGAGCCCTTGGTGATGAACAAGCGGGGCAATGTGCTCATCTCCGGCCACCAGCGTCTCAAAATATTAAAAGAACGGGGGGACAAAGAAGCGG